TTGGAGTAGATGAAGGTGATAATCTGTATGGATGTCCGTGAGCTGGTAATTCAGCAATAGATAATGCATGTGTTTCAGAACCTAATTCTTCATTAAGTGCATCAAACGTGCCACTATCTTGCATACCAACTAAAACTCTACCCTCTCCATATCTTACCCAAGTTCCCATACCTAGTAAAGTAGCTGGGTTTGTAGAAACAGCCATATTAAAATATATAGAACCTACTGGGTAAACTAGAGCATTAACAACTGCTGCTGTTACTGCATTTGCTGCAATAGCTGTTGTAACATATTGTGTTGTAGCTACTTGTGTAGTGTTAACATTAGCAGCAGCAGTAGTTGCACTAAATGCTTGTGAAGCACTTCCTGCTAAATCTGCTTTAGAATTAACAGCAGTTTTAACTGCAAGAAACTCTGTATTAAAGTCACCACCACTGACTACTTTGTCTGGGTCAGTATCATTTAAAGAATCTTTTCCTGACCATGGTATTTGTAAATTATATTGGCTCATCTTATTTTTCCTTGTTTTGCTAAAATAGTAATGTTTTGTAAAGAAGCTTTAAAGCCTTTTACTGTTTGTATTACTTCAAATCTAACAACCTTAGCTGCTTTAGATAAAGAAATTTTATATTCTTCTGGGCTATATGAAGGTGCATACTTAGCTGTAAAAGTGTGTTGACTTCCTGAATGAGTATGACTAACAGCAGTTCCAGTTCCACTACCAGCTCCTGTTGCTTTAAAAATAGTACCTACATTATTGTTTGCTGCTCCCACTGCTACAAAGTTTGTATTACCAGCACTTGCAATAGCGTAATAGTCACCTGTAACAAAAGAACCTGCATTAGTAGTAGTTACTGTTAAAGGTCCATACAATGTGCTATTAGGTTGAACAACTTTTGCATTATTAACAGTAAGAATAGTCTTACCCCATAAAGAAGGAGNTCCTGATGAACTAGGGTCTAATGTAAAGTTAGCTGAACTAGCAACTTGATTATAATCTCTATACCAATTTAAAGTCATGTTCATATTTTTACCACCAGACCATATAGCTAAAAATCTTTTTAAAAATTTAGAAATTCCTGGTTGTTCAAAATCTAACCAAGTAGTTTTAAAATCTGCTTGATATGTGTTATCTACATCTCTCCAACAAGTACCATCACCTGTTGAATCCCATGTGTTACCAGCAAGAGTACATTGAGATTCACTTACACCAGCAAGTATTTCTTTTTCAACATCAAAGTAACCGGAATAAGTAGCTATTCTTCCTGCGTAATTAAGGTCTCCTAATCCACAATATAAAAAATCATTTGTAGATAAAAAAGAATTAGGATTTTTTTGATTAGCAAAATTCCAAGTAGTTATGCGTGGAGCACCTTCAGGAGTTGAGGCTTTAAAATCAAAAACATAAACAATATTTCTATCAGGAAAACCAAGTATGTAAGAACCAGTTGATAAATCATATTGTGCTTTTACAGATGAAAGATTAGTTGTAAGAATGTTTGTTCTTATTTCATCTTTAATTGCTAAACTTAAATCTGTCAGTGGCATTGTGTCTTGTTGTATTGTACGACCTAGTGAACGAACACCTGATGCACTTAGAAATACAATATCATCACCAATTACTTGTACTGAATCTCTAGCTATACATCCAACACCTTCAATAACTTCATCTAATGAAAAAGCTCCTGCTTGTGATACAACATTAACATCCCAAGGTCCTCTAAAAATAACAATGTTATTCTTACCAAAGATAACAAGCTTACCCATAAAGGAAGCCATTGCTGTTATTACATCACCTGACCATACCTTTTTTAAATCTAAAAATCCACCACCAGTTCCATCAGCATTAGTTTCAAATTTATGACCAATAAGTAAATCAGAATAATAAACAACATCCCTAGTTTCACCAATGTCTGCTGCCCAAAGTCTACCAAAATCACCAAGTAAACAACTAGGTGTAAACGTAGTTACTGAGTTAGGCTTTGAATATCCACTTACATCTTCTAAGTCTAACCAAGTAGTGCCATTAAAGTTTACAGGTTTGTTAGCTTGTTGGGCACCATAGAAGTTGTTATTAAAGTTTGTAAACTGCCAGTTACCATCTGTCTTAGTAGTACCACCGGAGAATGATTGAGCAGTTAGTGTATAAGGAGAAGTTGCAGTGTTCATCTTATAAATGTTAGCACCTGCACCAGCAAAGATAGTTGTAGCTCCTGCTGCATTTTTATACTCACCTAATGATTTTACTATTAAAGTATTAGCAGTAGCACTACTAGATATAAGATTAGTAACTTGTTGTATACCCTGCCTAGTAGTAAGTCGACCTTTTTCATCTAACATAATATTGTTAGCTGTAGTTAAATACTGTGGTGGTAGACTTGCTGGAGACGATTGTCTATTTAATCCATAGATGCCTATAGAGTCTAATACAAGTGGTTGTAAAGGCTTAGCTGCCATACCAAACTACCTCACCTGAATGTCTGCCTACGTCTTGTTGAATAGCATCTGACAATGCTTGTTGATATTGAAACTGTGCCATGTCTGATAAAGAACCTCCGTCCTCTCCTCTTTCCGCTATAGCTCTCGCCCATACCCCCATTATAACAGGAAACTCTGGACATGTCAAGACTGTTGTTGCAGTTGTTAAATCATCCTGTGGGTCAACCATATAGAAATCAACATTATAAACTTCATTTGGAGTTGGATATATCTGTGCTTGTAGTATTCCATTAGCAACAGAATTAATAGAATAATAACTAGGAGGACCTGACGTATTTCCAGTAGGATAATTAGTTGACCTAATCCAAGAATCAGGAACAGATTGTAACATGTTTCCTTGACCTTGAGCTTGTACTGAAATCATTCTACTACGTTGAGTTGAACCAGCTAAAGCATAACTCTTTGTGTTAGCTACAGTATTAACTGTTATTAAAGTTCTTAATGAAGTCCAATCCCAAGCATCCTCTACTTCTCTTTTAATTTCATTAACAAAATCACCTATCATTACTTGATAGTCTGAAGGTCCAGAAGCATCTATTAAATCTCCTGACCAATCAGCAGCTATACTATCTTCTCTTAATCTACGTAATACTGAATTTATAATTTGTCTGTATGTCATATTTATCCTTTTGCTAATTGAGCACCGAAATAAAACTCAATAATAATTGTAGTCCATTGAAAAACAGAATCCAGCTTTAGCAGTCCTTCTACAGTTATATACTCTATTTTATCTGGTGTTAGTTCTATACCTAAAAAACTAAAACCTTCTATTACTGTTGGTATTACAGTTGGAACATTTAAGAATACTGGTGCTACTTGGGTAAAGATTATAATACCAAGTAGTACAAATATAATTACTCTTCTATTAAGAGCTGCCCAAGGTGACTCGTTACGTGCTTCTTTTCTAGCTGAACTAATCACACCTTCTCTTGCACTTAATGCTTCTAATTGTAATTTCTGTAAATCTGTTGCTGCTTTAGATTTTATAGCAACAAGCTTCATTACAAAACCAATAAATATAGGAGCTACATTAGTTATTAATCCTATCACATTAACCTCATTGCTTCAATAATTCCTATGTGTGTAACTATATACCAAGCAAATGCTCCGTATATTCCCCATTTAATTTGCATCAAAGAAGTGTTAATTTTTTGAATACATAAATTAGTATCATCAATCTTACTAAACAGTTTGCTTATCTGTCCAGCGTGTTTATCTAATTGCAATTGTATTCTCGATAATTCATCATTCATTTTTTCTTAAAACCTCTTTTCATATTAGCATATGCTTTTTTACTAATAGTAGATTTCTTTTTAGTTCTACTAGTACCAGCTTTTTTTCTTGCATTTATGTTTGCGTACAGTCCACGTTTTGCCATTACCATTTCACCTTATTTGCCCAGTAAGCAGCACTTGTTTTACCTTTAGCTATGTTCTTAGCGTGCCTAGCTTTGAATGATTTACGTTTAGCTTTCATTGCAGCAGACTCACCAGCCTTAGGCTTACCTGCTGTAGAAGCACCCTTTTCTCCAAATCTAATCATGCGGTCNTTACCACCATCTTTAATAAGGACCACATGAGATTTCTTTCCTTTAGAGGAAGCTTTAGGTTTGTTATAACCTGAAAAAGTTTCACCTCTNTAAGTTACTGCCATTATTTACCTTTAGCCTTNACCTTTGCTTTTTTGCTCAAGTCTTTAAAATGAAATANTTTAACACTTGTTTTAGTATGCGACTTGTTTGAATGTAAAGTACCGTTTGCCATTTTGTGCGTACTTCCTTTATGTTCTGTCCCATCTCTTTTATAATGTTTTACACCTTTCATATTAATACTTCTTGCTTTTACGCTTAACTGGTTTCTTTTTCTTTGGTTTTGTTCCGTACATATTACTCTCCTATTTATTAAGTCCTACTGCACTACCTGTTAGAATAGCACCAAAAGCTAAGTGAAACAATCCACCTCCCATCAAAGTAAACGGACTGTGTTGCCCTGTTAACTTTTTCAT